ATGAGGGGGGTCAATTTTGGACGCCGATCCTCCCTGCTAAGGGGTCAAAATTGCACGCCGATTCACAGTCGCGATAACCGCACCGCTGCCACGACTGCTTATCTGGCGCTCGAAACCCAGTCGGCCAAATCGGCTGCCCTCATAGCTATCGCCAGAAACAATCTTACCCATCTCTCCTTCGCGGTTCTCAGCGCGATTTTGGCGGTAGCCAGACGCAATCAGAAGGCCCGCGACAAACTTGCTCACCATGTTTGGGGCATTTCCCCGGAGGTGAAGGACGCCCTAATAACGGCCGACCAGAAGGTTCTTATCTGGAAGGGCCACAGCCCCAAAGACATGTTTGTTTACAAGAGCCGGGAGCTTAGGAAGCTCGCTCGCGATAACTACTGGATCGCTGACATCGCGATACGCTTCCGCGACATTTTGAGGGCCGCTAGAACTGATCCCGACGAAGGACCGTCCCCTCAAGACCCAGAACTAGATCAGCTACTTTCCGACTTATGCGAGGAACCTGTAGCTCAAGAAACGCTAGATCGTCTGGCTTCGCCAACTCAATCTCAGCCAAAAGCAATTCGGAGATAGAGCGTTCCATCTCCGATCTCTGTATCGGGCCGGCCTGTCCTGACTTCTCTAGCGAATCGGTCATACTTTGTCACGTATATAATTAGGAAAATAATCCTAATTGGATACTTAACAAAAGTAGGTGATTCGCCGATGCAAATGGAGTGTGACGGGCCGGGATTAGCGGGCGGCGGCCTTGATGATCTTGATCGTCTTGGCCGTCACATTGACCAGTGCGTGAAGCGTTGGAATGACTGGTCGAGGCGTTCCGTCGCCTCCGATCTCGAAAACTATGTCAACGGGCACATCAAGTTCCTTTTCGAACTGGTTGAGCGTAGGCGGGCGGATGCCCCCAAGGTCGATCCTTGCCAGCACATGCCGCGGAACGCCCCACATTATATCTCTTTGATTACTGCCGAATATCACGCAGTCGATAGAGAGATCTTGGGGGAAGTCGGGGACTTGCGCCCTAAGCAATTGCTCGGAAATGCGTGTGTAATCGCCCGTTGGAATCAGGAGCCTGTGCTTGTCGAGAATATCGAGCTTATCGATGAGGTAGAGAAGTTCGTTCCCGCCAGGTTCGCCATGGGGCTTCAAATCCATGATGGCTTTGAAGAACTTTGGAGAAACCCTGTCGGCCAGTCTGTCCTCCACGGTTTTCTGAAGCCGTCCCGCCTCTTCGCAGAACGGGAACTGAACCTTTTTCCGCTCTCGTTCGGTACTCGCAAAAGGAGACACGATCTCCCAATAGACGTGATCGAGGGCGCTCCTGAGGTTGTGGATGATCTCCCCGCACATGATGGCGGCTTCGTTCACGACGGTTTTGTTCTTTTTGGCGAACGTGGCGCGCTTGCAGGTTTTTGTGTTTGTTTCAACGAAGTAGCCGAAGGGGCGACGTTCGCGAAAAAGTTCGTTAAGATCGCGGACGCCTTTCGAGGCCCGGTCAACCTTCAGCATGGCACTGTCGCACATGGGTAATCGCCCCCAGAAAGAAGAAGATCTGGATGAAACCAAGCGAATCATGGAACGCTTGGTAAAGACACCGCCCCAACCGCACGATACTGGTAAGAAGGACGCGGCACAAAGGGCAGCGCCGCGCCCCGAAAAATTACGTCAAAGCAGGAAGCAAGATAAGAACAATACGAAGGACTAGCGCTAGATCGAGATTGAGCGCGATGTCAAAGCTGCCTTCGTTAGTAGTCCGTCGATAGGTGAATTTAGCCATGGTTATGGCGTTCCTTCTACTAGGGCCGCCACTAGCCGGGATGCGGCGACATCACGTCGCTGCTTTGTTTCAAGTCCACGGTGGCACCACTCAAGGCGTGGACTGAGGGAATCGGGCTGCAACCCGATTCCCTCCACTATATCACGTAATGGAGTGTCAGTCTTTCTTGCGCTTACGCCGTCGCATCAAGGCTGCCGCCTTCTGCTTAGGCGTTATTGGCTTAGTGAGCACTTCGATAGGTTAGGCGCTTGCCTTCGATGCCCTGCATCAGTTCTTCAACGCGCATGGCATCGGTGAAGCCGAGCTTGGCGCGCCGATTGTACCTGAAATCGAATTCAGCAAGGTAGCGGTGTAGATGAGCTTCGCCGCAGTGCTGGTACACGCCGACCATGCCGCGCTTGAAAACCGAGAACACGTTCTCAATCGTGTTGGTGTGAACGACCAGTTCGCCTTCGCGGCGCGCGTATTCCTTGGCGGAATGCTTCACGGTGTCGTGCTTGGCGTACTCTTTGCCGGTCTCGACATAGAGGCGGGACTCGTCGGTGTAGAGGGTCGTGTCGCGGGTTACATTGCGGACCAGCACTTCGCGCACGGTCGTTGCCGTGGCGTTCTGCAGATGGAACATGCGGGCCTTGCCGCCGCGCTCCACGAGGCCAACCACGATGCGCTTCTGAGCGCCGCCAGCCTTGCCCGACTTGGTAGGCTTCCAGTTCTTGCGGGCGCGAGGACGGGCATAGACGCGGGGCGTCTCGCGCTTGCCGATGTAGGTTTCGTCGGCCTCCACGGTCTTGCCTTCGCCGCCGATCGGGCCGGACGACTTCACGTCCTCCTTCATGGCTTCGCGGATGCGATGCGCCATGAACCAAGCGGTCTTGTAGGTGACGCCAAGCATACGGTGAAGCTGGTGCGCGGACACGCCCTTCTTGGATGAACCCATGAGGTGCGTTGCCAGCCACCACTTAGAAAGCGGGATCTTGGAGCGCTCGAACACGGTCCCAACGGTCACGGTGAACTGACCCTTGCACTCGTTGCAGTAGTAGAGGCCCGGACGATGCGAGCGCTTCTTGCCCTCGACCTTGGCAATCTTGCTGGCGTCGGCGTTACCGCAATGAGGGCAGTTCGGACCATGAGGCCAACGGACGGCTTCGAGCGCCTCGCGGGCCGCGTCGTCATCGTGGAACATCGGGTTCTGAAGGTCGGTCATCTCGGTAACTCCTAGTGGTTGTATTTCACACCACAGGGTTACTTTTGTCAAGTATATAATTAGGAAAATAATCCTTGACGGCGTGACGGTCCTCAGGTAGGGTTTCGCTATCGTCGGAAAAGTGCGGGTGGCGGAGCGCTTCGGTGTAGGATTTGCGCCGGCCTCATACCTCAGCCTTCGACCACGCTCGCCGGGTGAGGAGGTGCGAGGCGCCCCCCTCTGTCCTGCCGGACATCTCCCCCACAAGGGGGGAGATTAGCAGTTGCAGCGCCGCGCCACGTCATCGAGAAACCACGGCGGCGGCGATGGTGGACGACGGCCATCCTCCAATTCGAACCATCGGACAATCAGGAATCTTCATCCATGCCGCAGCCAGTCACGGCGAAGCAGAGGGCGCTGCGCGCGCTTGCCGAAGGGGCGAGGGCGACGCTGGAGCTGCTGGCCGATGTCAGCGGGCGGCAGTTGAAGTCGCTTAGACAGGACGCCGAGCGGGAGAAATGGCGGCTCGGGCGGGCGTCGCGCGAGGAGATCCTCGCCCGCATCCGCGAGAACGCGACGATGCTGCTCGACCAGGTTGAGGCGCTGAACCGCGCGGCCATGGAGAACGGCGGCAGGATCGACAAGGAGCGGCTCGACGCGATCATCGTCGCCATTCGCGGGCTGGAGAAGATCGGCGACGTCATGCTGCCTGAAGAAGCGGCAGAGGATAAGCAGAACGACCGGGATGAAGACACCGCCGCCATGCTGCAGCGCATCGACGACCGCATCATCGAGCTCGCTCGCGAGCTCGCAGAGGAAATGGTCGCTGAGAGAGGTGGGTTTCGCGGGAGCCCCGCTGATCCGAAATGAATGGCTCTTCAGCGCGCTGAAGGGCCAGTATGGCGAAGCGCGCAGGCGGCCGCTGACCTGGCTGGTGAGCGGCGGGCGCGGGGCGGGCAAGACCAGGCTCGGCGCCGAATGGGTGAACGCGCTGGTGCGGGGTTTTGCCCCGTTCACGGATCGGCTGAGGTACGGGCGCATCGCACTGGTCGGCGAGACGCTTGGCGACGTGCGCGAGGTGATGATCGAGGGACCGTCCGGCATCATCAGCACGGCGCGGGGAAACCGCGCGCGCTATGAGACGAGCCGGCGGCGGGTGGTGTGGGACAATGGCGCGGTGGCGCATGTGTTCTCCTCCGAGGATCCGGAGAGCCTGCGCGGGCCGCAGTTCGAGGCGGCCTGGTGCGACGAGCTGGCGAAGTGGAGACAGGCCGAGGCGACCTTCGACATGCTGCAGTTCGGGCTGAGGCTGGGGTCGCTGCCGCGCCAGATCATCACCACCACGCCGCGGCCAACCGCGCTGATGAAAAAGCTGCTGGCCGATCCCGGCGTGACCGGGATGCGGATGGCGACGGCAGGCAACGCGAAGAATCTTGCGCCGGGTTTTATGAAGGCGATCGAGGAGCGATACGGCGGGACCAGGCTGGGGCGGCAGGAACTCGACGGCGAATTGATCGAGGACCGCGAGGACGCGCTGTGGCCGCGTGCGCTGGTCGAGGCGGCGTTCGTGGCGGAGGTGCCGGAGCTGAAGCGCATCGTGGTGGCGGTCGACCCCCCGGCGAGTTCGCGGCGCAGCTCAGATGCCTGCGGGATCGTGGCGGCGGGGCTGGACGGCGATGGCAGGGCGGTGGTGCTGGCCGATGCAACGGTGAACGCGGCGCGGCCGCAGGACTGGGCGGGTGCGGCCGTGGCGCTCTATCACCGGCTCGATGCCGACGCGATTGTGGCGGAGGTCAACCAGGGCGGCGACATGGTGAGCGCGGTGATCCGCACCGCCGATCCTTCCTTGCCGGTCAAGCCGGTGCGGGCACGACGCGGAAAATGGACGCGCGCCGAGCCGGTGGCGATGCTCTACCAGCAGGGCCGCGTGGTGCATGCCGGCCGTTTCCCGCTGCTCGAGGACGAGATGTGCGATTTTGGCCCGGACGGTCTTTCCGGCGGGCGCTCGCCCGACCGCGTCGACGCGCTGGTCTGGGCGGTGACGGAACTGATGCCGGGCGGGACGGGCGAGCCGAGGGTGAGGGCGGCGTAGGGCAGTAGGGCAGTAGGGGAGTAGGGGAGTAGGGGAGTAGGGGAGTAGGGGAGTAGGGTGGTCCTCAAAGGCATCGCCACGAACCGACTGTGTTCCTCTCTCCGCCAGCCTCTAGTGCCGACTGGCAAATGCCTTCCTGTCTACTGCCCTACCCAACACCTACTCCCTTAGTCCCCTACTTGCCCCACTCCCTTCAACAAGGAGCCTGCGAATGCGATTGAACTGGCCCTGGCGCCGCGGCGCCCGGAACGGCGGCGGCGTGGCCGAGGCGAAGAGCGGCCGGGGCGGCTCGTTCGTGGCCCTGCACATGCAGGCCGACGCCGCGTGGACACGCCGCGACTATGCGGCGCTGGCGCGGGAAGGTTTCATGCGCAACCCGATCGTGCACCGCGCGGTGCGGCTGATCGCAGAGACGGCGTCGGCCGCACCCTGGCTGCTCTACGAGGGCGACACCGAGCTGACCGAACACCCGCTGCTGGCACTGCTCGAGCGTCCGAACCCGCGCCAGGCCGGGGCGACCTTCCTCGAGGCGCTCTACGGGCACCTGCTGATCTCCGGAAACGCCTATGTCGAGCTGGCGGATGGCGGCGGCGCGCGGGAACTGCACCTGCTGCGGCCAGACCGGGTGGCGATCGCCTGCGACGGCAATGGCTGGCCGATGGCGCTGGAATACAGGAGCGGTGCGGCCAAGCGGCTGGTGCCGACCGGCCGGCCGGGCGAGGGCGCGCTGCATCTGACGCTTTTCCATCCGCTCGACGACCATTGCGGGTTCCCGCCGCTCGAGGCGGCGCTGATGGCGCTCGACACGCACAACGCCGCCGGGCGCTGGAACAAGGCGCTGCTCGACAATTCGGCACGGCCTTCCGGTGCGCTGGTCTACGCGCCGAAGGACGGCGGCAATCTCACGCCGGACCAGTTCGACCGCCTGAAGACGGAACTGGAGGAGGGCTATTCGGGCGCGAGCCGGGCCGGGCGGCCGCTGCTGCTTGAAGGCGGGCTCGACTGGAAGACGATGGGCCTGTCGCCCAAGGACATGGACTTCATCGAAGCAAAACATTCGGCGAGCCGCGACATCGCGCTCGCCTTCGGCGTGCCGCCGATGCTGCTCGGCATTCCCGGCGACAACACCTACGCCAACTACCAGGAGGCCAACCGCGCCTACTATCGCATGACCGTACTGCCCTTGGTGGCGCGCACGGCGCGCGAGCTCACCGCCTGGCTGGCGCCGGCCTTCGGCCCTGATCTCCGACTGTGGTTCGACGCCGACCAGATCGAGGGACTGGCCGCCGAGCGCGAGGCGCTGTGGGCGAGGATCGGGGCGGCGGACTTCCTCAGCGACGACGAGAAGCGGGAGGCGGTGGGGTACGGCAGTAAGGCAGTAAGGCAGTAAGGCAGTAAGGCAGTAAGGCAGTAAGGCAGTAAGGCAGTAAGGCCCTTCACAGCCGCTTTGTCCTAGTCGCGTTATGCGCCCCTAACTGGCTGTGGCGTACATTTGCGTTCCATCAACTCCCTATTCCCTTACTGCCCTACTCCCCTACTGCCCTACTCCCTTCCAACACGGACACACCCTCCATGACAGACCTTTACGAGGCGGCCTGGATTTGGGTCGCCAAGGGGGCCGGCGCGGTCGCGGGCTCCGCGATCTCGCTCGCCTACATGCTGCCGACGGGCCGTCGCGAAGCTGCGATCCGCTTCGCCGTCGGGCTGGTCTGCGGCCTGGTGTTCGGCGGCACCGCCGGCCTGAAGATCGCGACCGAACTTGGTCTCGAGGAGACGATCGGCTCGACCGAGCTGGCCCTCATGGGTGCGGCGGCCGCGAGCCTGAGCGCCTGGTGGGCGCTGGGGCTGCTGAAGCGGATGTTCGCCGAGGGGCTCGGATGGATTTTCAACGGGAGCGGGAAATGATCGCGAGGCGCGGTGCATGCGAGCGCAAATATGCGGAACTCGCGCTGGACGAGGTGGAGGCCGACGGTGCGTTCTCCGGCTATGCCAGCCTGTTCGGCGCGGTCGACCTCGGCAAGGACATGGTGTTGCGCGGCGCCTTTGCCCGCTCGATCCGCGAGCGCGGGGCCGCCGGCGTGCGCATGCTCTACCAGCATGATCCGGGCGAGCCGATCGGGGTCTGGACCGAACTCAAGGAAGACACGCGCGGCCTGTTCGTGCGCGGCCAGTTGGCGAAGGACGTCGCAAAAGCGCGCGAGGTGCTTGCGCTGATGCGGGCCGGCGCGCTCGACGGGCTCTCGATCGGCTTTCGCGCCGTCAAGGCGCGCGCCGATGCCGCCCGCGGCGTGCGGCAGATCGTCGAGGCCGACCTTTGGGAAATCTCGATCGTCACCTTTCCGATGCTGCCCGGTGCGCGCGTCGAGACGGTGAAGGGCAGGCGCGCGCTGCCGACGATCCGCACTTTCGAACGCTGGCTCACGCGGGATGCGGGGCTGACGCGCGGCGAGGCCAGGGCGGTGATCGCCCGCGGCTATGCCAGCCTGGTGGCCGAGCGGGATGCTGCACCGGGGACGACAGCCGACCTCGTGAACCGGCTTCGCGAGGCGACACGCATGATGCACATCAAGAGGATGAAAGCACGATGACTGAACTGGCGAGCCCGAGCGGGCTTGAGACAAAATCGGCGGACGCCGACCTTGCCGACGCGTTCGGCGAGTTCATGACGACCTTCGAGGCGTTCAAGGCCTCCAACGACGAGAAGCTGGCGCAGATCGAGCGAAGGCTCGGCGCCGACGTGGTGACCTCGGACAAGGTCGAGCGCATCTCCACGGTGCTCGACGAGCACAAGCGCAGGCTGGACGATCTCGCATTGAAGCGGCTGCGGCCGGCGCTCGGCAGCACAGGACGGGAGGCGCCTTCCGAGCACAAGGCGGCGTTCGACGCATACCTGCGCCGCGGCGACGAGCGGGCGATGCGGACGCTTGATCTCAAAGCGATGTCCTACGGCTCCGGAGCCGACGGCGGCTACCTGGTGCCGGACGAGATCGAGGCGGAGATCGGGAAGAGGCTGGCACAGATCTCGCCGATCCGCTCCATCGCTTCGGTCCGGCAGGTCTCTTCGGCGGTGCTGAAGAAGCCTTTCGCCATCAGCGGGCCGGCGGTCGGCTGGGTGGCCGAAACCGCTGCGCGACCGCAGACCGCGTCGCCCACGCTGGACGAGCTGCAGTTCCCGACGGCCGAGCTCTACGCCATGCCTGCGGCGACGCCGGCGCTGCTCGAGGACGCGGTCGTCGACCTCGACCAGTGGATCGCGGCGGAGATCGAGACGGCCTTCGCCGAGCAGGAAGGCACGGCCTTCGTGACCGGCAACGGCACCAACAAGCCGAAGGGTTTTCTCGACTACACCAAGGTGGCCGACGCGAGCTGGACGTGGGGTCAGATCGGCTATGTCGCGACCGGTATTGCCGGTGGCCTGCCGACAAGCAACCCCTCCGACAAGCTGATCGACCTGGTCTATGCCCTGAAGGCGGGCTATCGCCAGAACGCCACTTGGGTGATGAACCGCAAGACCCAGGCGTCGATCCGCAAGCTCAAGGACGCGGACGGCAACTATCTCTGGCAGCCGCCGGCCGGCGCCGGGCAGCGTGCGATGCTGATGGGCTTCCCGCTCGTCGAGGCGGAGGACATGCCGGACGCGGCAACCGATGCGACGCCGATCGCCTTCGGCGATTTTTCGCGGGGCTATCTCGTCGTCGACCGGACGGGCGTCAGGGTGCTGCGCGACCCGTACTCTGCAAAGCCCTACGTGCTTTTCTACACGACGAAGCGCGTCGGCGGCGGTGTGCAGGACTTCGAGGCGATCAAGCTGATGAAATACGGCACGACCTGAGCGCTCACCTTTGAAGCGCAGGGCAGGCGGGCCTCCTCCACCGCCTCCCCAAAAGACGTGCCGTCGCGGCCCTGGCTCACCCCAGCCAGGGCCGCTTCTTTTTCTCCCATGTGGAAGTGAATGATGACGCTATTGCGCACCGTAGAGCCGGCAGTCGAACCCGTCACCGTGTCCGAGGCGAAGGCATTCCTGCGCATGTCCGGAACGGCCGAGGACGAGCTCCTGGCCGGGCTGATCAAGGCTGCCCGCGAGGATGTGGAGCGTGCGACGGGACTGGCCCTCATCGAGCAGGACTGGCGGCTCGCGATCGATTGCATTCCTACCAATAAGGTCGTGCTGCTGATGCGGCACCCGGTGCGGGAGGTTGTCTCAGTCACCGCCTATGGAAGCGAGGGGGAAGCCTCGCTGGTGACGCCGGGCAGCTACCAGGTCGATCTCATCTCGCGTCCGGCGCGGCTGCTGTTCGTTAACAGGCCGCCAGCGACGCGGGCGATGAACGGCCTTGAGGTGGATTTCCGGGCAGGTTTCGGAGAGTCGGGCGTAGACGTGCCGGACCTGCTGCGCCGGGCGATCCTGGTGCTGGTGGCGCATTGGCACGAGTTCCGCGCCAGCTATGGCCCCGACGAGCAGCCGGTCTCCTATCCGCCCCAGTATGAGCGTATGATCGCCGGCTACCGGGACCGGAGGCTCTGATGCGCTCCACCTTCATCGATCCGGGTGCGCTGAGACAAGAATTGCTGCTGCAGGCTGCCAGCCTCACGCCGGACGGGCTGGGTGGGCATGACACGGAGTGGACGGAAGTCGCGACCGTGTTCGGGCTGATCGAGCCTGTCGCGCAGAAGGCAAACTTCGGCGCAGGCCAGACGCTCGAAGAAAACACGCATCGCATCACCATACGACATCGGGTGGATGCGGCGAGCGGCATGCGCCTGATAAAGCAGGGACGAGTCTTCGACATCGCAAGCGTCCACGATCCCGACGAGTCCGGGCGCTATCTGATCTGCCTGGTCAGGGAAGTCGGCCTGTGAAGGTGACCATGGCATTGACCCTGGACGGGATGATCCGGGCGCTGCGGGCAAGAGCGCATGGGTTGGCCGATGCCTTGGAGGCTGGTGAGCCCACCGTCGATTCGTCGCCCGAGAGAGCCGATCGAGTCATGCCCGCCGGCAGACGAACTGTGTTGGAGGACGAACGCCATGAGCGCCGCGATTGAGCTGCAGAAGGCCGTTGTCGCCGCCCTGACCAGCGACAACGCGCTCGTGGGCCTGCTTGGCGGGGCGAAGGTGTACGACCACGCGCCGCCGCAAGCGAGCTTTCCATATATCACGCTCGGCAGGACCAGCCTGTTCGACTGGAGCACAGGGACGGAAAGCGGCGAGGAGCAGATCCTCACCCTTCATGTCTGGTCGAAGGGTCAGGGCAAGAAGCAGGCCCTGGAGATCATCGAGCGGGCCGGCGAGGCGCTCCGGCCAGATGCGCTGGCTCTGACCGGAGTCCACCTGGTCTGCTTCCGCCAGGAATATTCGGAGGTCCGCTTCGACGAGGACCTCTCCGTCTATCACGGGCTGTTGCGGTTCCGGGCCTTGGTCGAACCGAACGCCTGAGCGGCGGCCCCACACATCATCACCAGGAGATCGAAATGGTTGCGCAGAGGGGCAAGGACCTCTTGCTGAAGATCGACACCAATGGTCTAGACACTTTCGTCACCGTCGCGGGATTGCGTTCGAGGCGGCTCGCCTTCAACAGCGAAACCGTCGACGTGACCGATGCCGACTCCGCGGGCCGCTGGCGCGAGCTTCTGGCCGGCAGCGGCATCCAGCGCGCGTCGGTGAGCGGCTCGGGCATCTTCAAGGACGCTCAGTCGGATGCTTCGATCCGGTCGCGCTTCTTCGCGGCCGAGATCGTCGTGTGGCAACTGGCGGTGCCGGATTTCGGCATCGTCGAAGGCCCGTTCCAGATCACGGCGCTGGAATATGCGGGCAATCACGACGGCGAGGTGACCTTCGAGATCGGTCTGGAATCGGCGGGCGCGCTGAGCTTCGAGGCGGCGCCATGACGGTGAACCGCAGACGCGGCGAAGTGGCCGCCGAACTGGATGGGCGCAGCTTTCGTCTCTGCCTCACGCTGGGAGCGCTGGCGGAACTGGAGGCGGCATACGAGGCCGAGGACCTGGGGGCGCTGGTCGAGCGGTTCGGCAGCGGCCGGCTGTCCGCCCGCGACCTGATCCGCATCACCGCGGCGGGCCTGCGCGGCGGCGGCAACGACATTTCCGATCAGGAGGTTTCCGCAATGCAGGCCGAGGGCGGTGTGGCGGGCTTTGCCGCGATCGTATCCGAACTGCTGGCGGCAACCTTTGGCGCGAGGGGGAGCGGATCGCTGGACCCTCGGTGACCGCGGCAGGCGGATTGGGCGAATTCCCATGGGAGCATGCAATGGCCCTGGGAGTCGGCGTGCTGCGGCTTTCCCCAAAGGACTTCTGGTCGATGACCCCTCGCGAGCTCGAACGCGCGATGAGCGTCCATTTCGGCCGGGCTCCGGCTGCGCCGAAGCGCAGTGAGTTCGCGGCCCTGATGGCTGCCTATCCGGACAAGTAGAGGAAAATCCATGGCTGAGAAGGTCGAGGTCTCGATCGAGGCCGACACGGAGCCGTTCCTGACCGCGCTGGACAATCTGCAGCGGCTGTCAGCCAGCTTCGGCTCGCAACTGGGCGGCGCGCTGCGCAGCATTGCCGTCGACGGTAAGGAGGTCGACTCGGTGCTGCGTCGGATCGCAGTCAGCCTTGCGGGCACGGCCCTGAACCAGGGCCTGCAGCCGCTGCAGGGGCTGCTCGGATCGATGCTGTCCAATGTCACGGGCGCAGCGTTCGGGCGGGCAGGGGCAGGGGTCGTGCCCTTCGCGGCTGGCGGAGTCGTGTCTTCGCCGACCTATTTCCCGATGGGAAACCGGCTTGGATTGATGGGCGAGGCCGGGGCCGAGGCCGTCCTGCCGCTCCGGCGCGGTTCGGATGGACGGCTGGGCGTGAGCGCCCCCGCAAGCTCTCCTCCGGTCAACATCGTCTTCAACGTGACGACGCAGGACGCAGCCTCGTTCCGCAAGTCCGAGGCGCAGGTGACCGGCATGTTGGCGCGGGCGGTTTCGCGCGGCGCAAGGACCCTCACTGAGGTGGCCATGACCGAACTCACCGGCTTCCACGATGTGCGCTTCCCCACCGCTGTTTCGTTCGGCGCGACAGGCGGTCCGGAGAGGCGGAACGAGATCGTAGCGCTGACTTCCGGGCGCGAGAAGCGCAACGCCCGCTTCGCGCATTCCCGCCACCGCTATGACGCGGGGACAGGAGTGCGGTCCCTCGCCGATCTCTACGAGATCGTCGATTTCTTCGAGGCGCGGCGCGGATCGCTCCATGCTTTCCGGTTCCGCGACCCGTTCGACATGAAGTCGTGCCGGGCGGATCTTGCTCCGTCACCCACGGATCAATCGCTTGGTACGGGCAACGGGACGCGTGCTCGATTCGCCCTGGTAAAGCGCTACGGCACTGGCGCGACGACCTATGTACGGCCGATCCGAAAGCCGGTGCTTTCCAGCCTGCAGGTCGCGGTCGCCGGGGTGGTCGCGGCGTCGCCCGGCGACTACGGCTTCGACGTCGCCACCGGCGAGATTGTCTTCACGCCCGGTTCAATCCCTTCGGCCGGCCAGGAAGTGACCGCCGGCTTCGAGTTCGACGTTCCTGTACGCTTCGACACGGAGCGGCTGGAGGTCGGCATCAGCGCCTTCAAGGCCGGCTCGATCCCGTCCATTCCGCTAATTGAGGTACAGCTGTGAGCGTCTATCCAGAGGCACTCGCCGAACATCTCGAGGGCGGTGCGACGACTGTTTGCCACTGCTGGTGGCTGATGCGGCGCGACGGCGTGACCAAGGGGTTTACTGACCATGACCGCCCTCTCACGGTGGACGGCACGAGCTTCCAGCCGCTGACCGGGTTCAGCGCGACCGAGGCGCGGGACACGCTTGGGCTTGCGGTGGACACGGTCGATCTCGAGGGAGCGCTTTCGTCGGACGAGATCGACGAGGCGGACATCCAGGCGGGCCGGTACGACGATGCGACGGTCGAGACCTTGCTGGTCAACTGGGCCGACCCGCAGCAGTTCGCGCGGCTTCGCGTAGCCACGATCGGAACCATCACGCGGCGGGATGGCGCCTTCGTTGCCGAGCTGAAGAGCCGGATGCACCAACTCGACCAGGTCAATGGCCGGGTGGTGACGCGGCTATGCGATGCCGAACTCGGGGATGCGCGCTGTCGGTTCGACCTCGACCAGCCCGGCTTCTCGGCGCCCGGCGCCGTTCTGTCCGTGACCACGCCGGAGATCCTGAGTGTCTCGGGCCTGGGCGGATTCCGGCCGGGATGGTTCTCGCTGGGACGGGTCGAGTGGACGAGCGGTTCGCTCGCCGGTGCACGCTCCTTCGTGGAGGTGCACGCAAAGGTCGCGGAGAGCGTGGAACTCTCGCTGCGCCTGGCGGATGGGCCTTCACCTGAGGCCGGCGACCGTTTCGTCATCCGCGCAGGCTGTGACAAGGCTTTCGCGACCTGCAAGGCAAAGTTCAACAACCCGCTCAACTTCCAGGGCTTTCCGCACCTGCCCGGCAACGATGCCGCCTACGGTCATGTGGTGGACGGCGGCATCTTCGATGGCGCGCCGCTCGTGCCATGAGGGATGCCCAACGCGAAAACATGGCAGCAGCCGTTGTCGCCGAGGTGCTTACCTGGATCGGTACGCCGTATCGGCATCAGGGCAGGCGGAAAGGGGTCGGGTGCGACTGCCTGGGCCTGGTCATCGGGGTCTGGACGGCAGTCTACGGCATTGCGCCCGAGGAGCCGGGCTCGTACTCGGCCGATTGGGCGGAAGCAGGCGGCGAGGACCGCTTGCTGGAAGCGGCGAGGCGATGGTTCCGGGAAAAGTCTCCTGCCCAAGCTGCGCCCGGAGATCTGTTGCTTTTCCGCTGGCGAAAGGAACTGCCGGCGAAACACGCCGCAATCCTGAGTGCGCCGGATCGCTTCGTCCATGCCTATGAAGGCACTGCGGTAGTGGAGAGCGCGCTGGTCCCGCAATGGAGGCGGCGCATCGCGGGCGTCTTCGCCTTTCCGGACAGCCCCTGAAAACGGATCATCATGGCCACCATTCTTCTGCAGGCTGCCGGCGCCTATCTCGGCGGCGCGCTGGGTGCTGTCGGAGGCATTGTCGGCTCCGCGGTCGGCGCGCTCGCAGGCTACGCGATCGACCGGGCGCTGATCGACAGCACGCGCCGGATCGAAGGACCGCGGCTGACCGGGGCGCGTCTCTTCGATGCCGAGGAGGGATCGCCGATTCCGCGTCTTTACGGCACCGCCCGCCTCGGCGGGATCATGATCTGGGCGACCCGTTTCGAGGAGGACCGGACGACGCGCCGCCAGGGCAAGTTTGGCCCCAAGGTGACCGAGTACGAGTATTACGGCAATGTCGCCTTCGCGCTTTGCGAGGGCGAGATCGCCGGCGTGCGGCGGGTATGGGCGGACGGCCGCGAACTGGACCTTACGGGCGTCGAGATGCGCGTGCACAAAGGCACGGCGGATCAGCAGCCGGACCCGATGATCGAGGCCAAGCAGGGCGCCGGCAATGCTCCCGCCTATCGCGGCCTCGCCTATGTCGTCTTCGAACGGCTGCCGCTGAGCGAATATGGCAACCGTATTCCGCAGTTGCAGTTCGAGGTGCTGCGGCCGGTCAGCGGATTACGTGAAAAGATCCGGCGCGTGGTGCTGATCCCCGGAGCCATCGAGTATGGCCTCGACCCGCGCCTCGTAACCAAGAAGCTGCGTCCTGGCGAGACTGTGCCCGAGAACCGGCATGTGCTGTTCGCGGGAACCGATCTCGTCGCCTCGCTGGCCGAACTCCAGGCCGAGTGCCCCAACCTCGAAGACGTTGCGCTGGTGGTGACCTGGTTCGGGGACGACCTGCGGGCCGGCCACTGCAGGATCCGACCAGGCGTCACCACGCATGCAGACGGCTACTCCAGGCCGTGGCGAGTCTCCGGCGTGACCCGCGCCGATGCGCCGGTAGTGTCGAGCTATGGCGGCGGCCCTGCCTACGGCGGCACGCCGTCCGACGACTCGGTCATGGCAGCGATCGCCGAGATCCGCTCGCGTGGTCTCAAGGTGACGCTCTACCCGTTCCTGATGATGGATATCGCGCCGGGCAACAGTCTGCCTGACCCCTACGGCGGCGATGCACAAGCGCCCTACCCCTGGCGCGGGCGAATCACCTGCTTTCCCGGTCCGAGCCGGCTTGCAAGCGCAGACAAAACTGCGGCCGCGCGCTCCCAGGTGGAGGCCTTCTGCGGCTCGGCGGCGCCCGGCGACTTTTCAGCCGGTGCCTCGACAGTGGTGTTTTCAGGCCCGGCGGCTGACTGGGGCTTCCGGCGGCTGGTTCTCCACTATGCGTATCTGGCGCAGGCCGCCGGCGGAGTGGATACGTTCCTTATCGGATCCGAGATGCGCGGCGTCTCCACTCTGCGGGACGAGACGAACGCCTTTCCCTTCGTTGAGGTGCTCTGCGAACTGGCCGACCAAGTGAAGGACCTGCTTGGCGCGAAAACAGCCGTCTCGTATGGCGCCGACTGGTCGGAGTATTTCGGGCATCAGCCGACAGACGGATCGGGAGACGTGTTCTTTCATCTCGATCCGCTCTGGGCACGTTCGTCGATAAGCGCCGTCGGCATCGACAATTACATGCCGCTGTCCGACTGGCGCGACGCCGATTACCACGGCGGCAATCCGGATGGTGCGAGCGGTCCCTATGATCCGGGAGCGCTGCGCAACGCGATCAATTCGGGCGAGGGGTTCGACTGGTACTATGCCAGCTTCGCGGATCGGCAGGCGCGGCTGCGTTCGCCGATCACGGACGGCGCCTACGGCAAGCACTGGATCTTTCGGTACAAGGATCTCGCCGGCTGGTGGTCGAACCAGCATTTCAACCGCGTAAGTGGCGTCGAGCTTGCTCCGCCGACGGAGTGGGTGCCCGGTGGAAAGCCGATCTGGTTCACCGAACTCGGCTGCCCGGCGGTCGACAAGGGGCCTAACCAGCCCAACGTCTTCGTCGATCCGAAGTCGAGCGAAAGCTTCACGCCCTACTTCTCCAGCGGCGGGCGAAACGATCTCGCGCCAAGGCGATTCCTGGAGGCGCATGCGGCACATTGGGATCCGGCTAGTCCTACCTTTGACCCTGCGGAAAATCCGGTCTCGCCCGTCTATGGCGGGCGCATGGTGGAGCATGAGCGGACCTATGTATGGTGCTGGGATGCGCGTCCCTTTCCCGCCTTCCCGCTCCAGAGCAATACCTGGTCCGACGGTGAGAACTGGCGCCTCGGCCATTGGCTGAATGGCCGGCTGGAAGCCCCCGACCTGGGTTCGCTGACCAACGCAATCCTCGCCGACCATGGGCTGCCGCGCGCGGATGTGGCGGAAGCAGACGGCACGCTGCAGGGCTACGTCGTCGATGAGCCGGGCTCGGCACGCGCTGCCCTGGAGCCGCTTGTTGGCCTCTATGGCCTCGCGGTCTGCGAGACGGCGGAAGGACTGATCTTCCGCTCGGCGAGGGCGCGCTCGATCGAGCCGGTCGAGATCGAGGAGATGGTCGTAGACGATCGCGGCGCGACCATAGAGAGGGTCCGCACCCCCGATCATGACCTGCCTGCGGAAGTCGTGCTGGTCTTCCGCGATCATCTGATCGGATTTCAGACCGGCGCGGTGCGCAGCGTCCGCGCAGATGCTGCTGGCAGGCTGCAGCGGACGCTGAGCTTTCCCGGCGTGCTCGAGCGCGAGCAGGGGACGGCTTTCATTGCCGATTGGCACCAGCGCGTATGGGCGGAACGGGAGTCCGTCTCGTTTGCGGTGGCGAGCTATAAGCCGGGCCTGGAGCCTGGGGCGGTGATCACGCTGCCCGAAGCGGGCGGATCGGAGTTCCTCGTCACCGATGTCGAGGACGGGCTGGTGCGGCGGCTGAAGGCTCGGCGCATCGATCGCACCGCGCCCTCGGCCTCGGTGCCTGTGCTGTACGATCCGCCGGCAGTGCAACCGATCCACGCCGGAACGCCGCATGTCCTGTTCCTTGACCTGCCGACCATGACGGGCAAAGCAGCAGCCGAGGAGCAGTTCCGGGTCGCGGCCTGGCAGAAGCCGTGGAAGCGGCAGGCGGTGCTCGCCTCGCCGGAGACGACCGGCTTTACCCTGCGTGCCATGATTGACCGTGCAGCGCGTATCGGCGAACTGGCCGAAGCACTTCCGCCAGGCGGCTTCGAAGGCAGGGTGGACCGCTCCGCCTCTCTTGTGGTCGCGCTCTATGACGCGGCGGTGGAAAGCGTCAGCAGGCTGCAACTCTGCAATGGCGCGAACGCCGCGGCGTTACGGTCCAATGGCGGCGCATGGGAGGTGCTGCAGTTCCGGTCGGCCGAGGAGATGGAGCCGGGCACCTGGCAGTTGCAAGGCCTGCTTCGGGGCCAACTCGGAACAGGCGACGCGATGGCGCTGGGCGCGGCCATCGGCGCCCCGTTCGTCATTCTCGACGCCGACGTGCGGCCGGCGGGGCTGTTGCCCGGCGAGATCGGACTGGCCCTCAACTGGAAGGCTGGGCCGTCGGGTACCGTCGTTTCCGATAAAACTTTTGTTCGCCAGCCGGCGGTCGGCGGGGTTCGAGCCAGGCTGCCGCTATCCCCCGTGCACCTCAGATGCCGCAAGCAGGCGGGCGGCGACCTGATTCTGTCCTGGGTGCGGCGCAGCCGTGTCGACGCGGACGACTGGGCAGCGGCTGAAATCCCGCTCGGCGAGGAGCGGGAGGAATACCGGATCGATATCTCGGCGGTAGGCGGCAACGTCCTGCGGTCAGCGACGGTAGGCAGCCCGAGCTATGTCTACACCGGGCCCGGGCTGGTCGCCGACTTCGGCGGAGTTCCGGCTGCGTTGGAGGTGACGATACGCCAACTCAGCCTGGCAGCGGGTTGGGGGCTTCCCGCGATACGACGGTTCGAGCTCTGACCGGAGAAAGTTGGTCTGCACCGGCCCCCCCGCTGAGTGCCTTCCTGACCAAGTGAATCCGCTTTCCAACCCCCCTCCACCCTCTGAAAGGACTAGACATGACCAGCGTCAAACCATGGTATTCGTCCCGCACGGTCTGGGCAGCGATTGTCACCGTCCTGATGGCGCTCTGCGGCTTGTTCGGCGTTCCACTCGACGGTTTCCACGAGTCGGAGATGGCCGACGCCCTGCTGCAGGCGGCAACGGCGATTGCGGGCATCGTGGCGTTGATCGGGCGACTGGTCGCGAAGTCGCGCATAGGTTGAGGGCAGAACGAAATCGAGCAAAACCATTCATTCGGCGTTCAGACCGGTTGGGCAATAACGCTCTCATGAAACGGTGTTCCGACATGCTCCGATCGTTCTTCGCGGCGCTGCTCGCGGTGTCCTTCCTGGTGCCGCAGGCAGAGGCCGCGATGCCGGGCCTGGCAAAACCCAGCTTCGAAGAGGCGACGCTTCTCGTGCGCTCCGACTGCTATGCGGTCGGACAGCAGGTTGCTGCGCAGAACGGCGGCACGCTGGCGCGCGCCAGCCAATCCAAGCAGGGTGGGCGTGCCGTATGCGTCATTGTCGTACTGGTGCCCGGCAAGGACGGCCAGCGCCCCCGCCGGCGCGAAGTGGTCGTGCCGCTGGAATGA